TCAATGTTATTATTCTGTACATTAGTCATAATGTGTGTATCACGAGATACTCCATTACCACTAAGTGGACGATATTTAACATTCGCTAAATCAATAGCTACTGCTATATCTTCGTCTTGGTTTCTGAACAATGGCTCAGCAACAAAGTGTAAGTTACCAAAAATGGTATTTACTTTTGTTACAGCGTGTCCGAAGGCACCACCAATATTCTGAACATCAAGCTTATAAGAGCTAGTTGTCAGAGTGTTCTTTAAGAAACCACCATCAGCAGAATTTAGCTTCTGCAACCAAGCAAGTACTTTGCGTGAAGCAAGTACGAGTTTGTCGCCACTATTTCCTGTTTCAGGAGCGAAGAAATCCTCCATATGGTCAATGAAAGTATCGTAAGTAGAGGTTGAATAGTCAAAGTTATACACTTTACCATTAGCCTCGGTGTAAGGTACCATACCGTGAGTGTAACGAACAGGACCGGTGGAGGCGGCTTCATCAGAAGCACCTACACCAAAGAGCATTGCGTGCTCAATATCCATTTTATGTTCCATAAGCTTGTCAGCCCATACTCTACGATACTCATCAGGACGCCCTCTGTAACGAGTGGCTAAAGATGTACCAGAAAAGAGTTGAATAGCTGTCTTAAAAATCTGACAATATCCTTCTCTTGTACTGAGTTCATCTTTCCATCCGTCTGGGTCGTCTGAACCCTCAGCCCACGCACTACCAATGACTTGACCAGCCGCATCTGCTTCAACATCGGATTCCGCAATGGTCTCTAATGCTGTGACGGTTATGTCAGTTCTTGTTAGTTTGTTAGCGGCTGAAGAGCCACTATTATAAGTAGCGGCAATACCATCACCAACATTATCGACAGACTTAACTCGAACAGCTTTACCAGCTATTCTGAGCACTTGTCCAGCGATTAAAAATTGTGGTGCGGCAGAAGCTACTTCACTGCCATACTTATCATATGAACATACCAAATGATAAGTTGTGTCTGCATCTTTTGCACACGCCGCTCCGTCTGTCTTTACTATAAAGTTCCTACGTTGCCACTGATGACGCTGTTCCAAGAATTTGAAAACGGGGTCGTCTGTAGACTCCTTTGCAACTTTTGATAGATAGACAAAAAACGGGGACTGCTGTGGTGCTAATTCAGACACCCTCTCGCCAAAATTATAAATTCGGCGGGAGTCGTTGATAGATACTTCACTTGCTGGTAAAGCTCCACCGGTCTTAGTACTAAATACATTAGCCATAAGATTCGTCTCCTTTTACTTCCCCAGCGATTTTATTAACCGAAGGGGTTTCTGTTTTTGTAATCCGTAATCATAGAATCCATAACAGAATCAGTCCCAGACGGCTGACTAGAAGATTGTCCAGTAACCACACCCATAGGCTGTGGTACACTCTGAGCTCTCTTCATTTGCTCGAAGCTCTCATTAGGGGCAGTTTGTGTAACGGGAGCATTTGCAACCCCTCCACCATTCTGCATCCTATATAATTGAAATAAGTTGTCTACAGTAATATTCTTAGGGTCGTCCATCACTTGAACAAAACTTGCCACTTCTTCATCAGAAGCTTGGTAAGTATTTTGTAAATGCGTCTTCATCTGAGACATATTATTATTGTAGGCTTCCGTATCTGCTTGAGCTCTTTTAATGTCCTCTTGCTCCTGCTTAATCTTGTCACGTTCCTCAGTCATTACTGCCTGAGTATATTGTTGATGTAAGCGATTATATTCATCCATATCGTCACGCCATCTATCAACTTCATCTAAGTATCTCGCAGATTCGCTTTCGGGGTCATCTAAAGAATCAGTCCTGTTAAAACTACGGGGTTTACCCGGTTTAGCAGGAGGGTCTGGAAATTGAATCTCTTGTTCTGGTTCTACTTTTGGCTGAGGTGATTCTGCTTTCTGTTCTAATGCTTCAAGGCGTTTCGCCATTTCTGCATTTTCATTTCTAGCTTTGTCAGCCTCACTTTGCCAATACTGGTAACGCTTATCATCGTTATCAGTCGTGATTTCTTCTGCCGTAGCCGAGTCTGAAGGTATCTCCACAGGGGAGGGCTCCAAAGAAGCTTCAGGTTCTTCAACCTTGTTTGCACGGAAAAAGTCATCTATTAGACTACCTTTATCCTGAGTCTGGTCAAATGCAGATTCAGGTGATAATTGGGAATCTTGAGCAACGTCTGGTGTTGTTTCTGGGGTAACCGGTTGTGCCGGTGCCATTACTTCTTCAGCCATTTGTTCTCCTTTTCTTGGTTTGAGGCTCCATTAGGACTTGGAGGTGCTCTTTTTAGTATCAGCGATAGCTCTACGAGCTTCGCTCTTTGCTTGTCCTAAAGCGTCATCAAGGCGTTTTTCGAATAGCTTGCCAGACGCTTTTGTCTGGGTTGAAGCTTTATCGAGGTCTGCCTTAAATTTTTCTAATTCAGCTCTTTGCTTAGCGTGGTATACTTCTCTTTCACGAGTTTGCATATCACCTTTTAATTTTTTAATCTGTTCTTCTTGCTGTTTTACCTGTCCCTGTAGCTGTTGTACTACATCAGTTCTTTCCATAACTCCTTCCATATCGAAAACCTCTGTCTTTTTAAGAACTTCTTGCTTATCAATAATTCCCTTCTCATATGCGTCCATATACAATTCAAGCTGTGCATAACGATTAGTTGGGAGAGTAGAACCAGTAACAACAACAACGTCAAAATTACCTCTACTAATGTCATTAATTATCTCCACTTCACCTGATTTATCATCGTAAAGTTTTTTATTTATAGCAATTTCAGTCATACTATTGTTAGGCTGAACTATTCTAATTATTTTTTCTGCTTGATATAGTTGTTGCATTAGTGGTATAGCAACCTTTGCCATTCTAACTAATCCTGTTTCTATATCCTGCAATTTTGATTTAATCTTTCTCTGACCAAATTCATCAAGTGATACTGTAGCCTTGTATGTATGAGGTGCGGCTTCTGCATTTCCTTGCATTAATTCATATAATCCTAATGCGTGGTCAATATCAGTCTTTGCAACTTGTTCATTCTGATATAATGTATTAGGTAATGGTGTAGGCTGAACTGGTTGAGGAGCTCCAGAGTCCATATCGACCTCTATTGCAACTCCCGGTTGTGCCCATCTCTGTTCAAAGTCCTGCATATCTACAGAACCACTTGGTATTAAAATCTTTGTATTTGTACTAGTAGTTGCGTGAGCAATGATAAGAGACCGTGTCTTATTAATATACTCTTGCATATCTTTAACCATCCTAACATCAGAAACCGGGTAGGGTGTTCTAGTGTGAATGTTCATAAACAACACGATAGGATAGTGTTCCGTAGGTAAGATACGGGAGTATAAGTATTTATCTCCCATTATGACGCACATCTTAACCCTTTGTACTGGAACTGACACGGTCTCAATTAAATTTTGATTTACGAGGTCTGCGTAAGTAACTCTTTGGATTTCTGGCATCGGAGGAGGGTCTTGCTCATTCATCTCAGCTTCTTGACTAGCCTGTTGTATCTTCTGTTCTATCTGACTAATCATACCCTCAGCTTTCTTTGGGTCTGTAATAGGCTGACCATTTATCATTACTGCTGGTCTTCTTAAATATTCTTCGTAGTCTTCTTTATCAAAAACCTCTTCAACACCATCAATGGTATTTTTAACGTGAAATCTCTTAACCCATACCTTGTAGTATCTCTCGTAACCCCTTATATATTCGGATGATTCACCGAAATTAATATCGGTCTTTGTAGCAGTATCTTCGGGGAATACAATCCCCTTATCATCTATTCTTTGGGTAGTTGGTCTATCGGTATGTAAATCTGATTGAGCATTTTTAATTGCATCCTCATACTGTGGATACATCTTCTTAGCTTGCTCTTTTGTAAATAAACGACTTATTATAATATTTTCGGCATCATCACCTAATCTATCTCTACAATTAGGGTCAACATAAACATCTAATGGGTCTATGTCAGTCATACAGACTTCACCTCTACCAAAATCCTTGAGAGGGTCAATATAACACATCATAGCACCTAATCCCATTGTATAGTAGTCGTCTATAGCATTTCTTAGAGATTGGGTCCCGTCTGAAATGTACCACATATACTCGAGTAGTCCATTGAATACCTGTGCTACTTTATTGTCGCTGTCCTCTCTGGGTGATACACGGAATTGTGGTTTGCCTGAAGTTAGTAAAGCCTTAGCGGCTTCAACTGCTGGGTGGATTCGGTTAACTACGAGTGGGGCTTGTCCCCTCTCAAGTAAAATTCTTTGTTGTTCAGCAGTCCATTGTCTTCCTAGACGAAATTCTGCGTCTTCTTGGGCTTGTTGTGCCCATAATTCTCGTTTATTTGAATATGCCCGAAATAGGTTGTGGGTTTTATCGACAATATCATCAGGGATAGAGTCTTCTCTTTCTTCGTACGCCATTGGGGCGAATTTAAGCACTACATAGTCAACCAATCAAGGATTTTTTTTGGTTTATTCATTATTTCTTTGCTATGATATTCCTTTGTACGACAGGGTTTAACTCCATCTATTGCATAGTATACAGCATCTAAAATATCATCGTGTTTTCCCCTAGGATAAGATAAAAACTCCTGTTGTGCGTGTATATCTTCTGACCTAAAGAAAAATTCTCCTCGAGCGAGCGGGGCAACCAAGGACAACAATCGTTCGGATTTTCTCTGTCTTGGTTTTATGCCCTTTTCCAACCCCGGTATATATAGGGATTGTTCTAGCATCATCTTTCTCACGTTACTCCTTAGTGCCTCTTGGTAGCCCACTGTCTCAATTTTCATTTTTCTCGGTCTGTATTTTTTATATATGTCAATAATCGCTTGTGGTTGAAGAGCAGGGTCCATCTTATCTCGGAGTATATCCACAATATACTTATTGCCGTCATTGTCAACAGCCATAGTAGCAATAACAAAAAAGTCGCTACGAGCGGCAAGACTACTAGCAGGGTCAACCCCACAATAGATGTCCACAGGTTTACGCTCTTTTTCGCCATCAATAGTGCGAACGAGGAGATTCTGCCCGTTTTCTCTACTATATGAGTAATGATGTAACTTGATATATTCTGGCTTAAAAGGTGCATTGTCTGGCGATTGAGCCTCATTCATATACTCCTGATAGAATCCGTTTAAATTACCAACCGATTCAAATTCTGTTTTTATCTGTAGGATTCTCTCCTCAGGGAACCTTTCTTTCCATATACTATTGCCATCATCGTCATATATAGAAAACCAGAGAACATTCCACGCTGGTGAATCCTTAGCCCAATATAAGAAACAATCTTCAGATATAACAGTACCAATCATCACGACTCTCCCTTCGTCTGATAATGAAGGTATAACTGCCTCTGTAATCCATTTTCTATTTTTAGCTCTACCTTCTGGAGTAGCGGCGTTTAATTCAGATTCGTAATCGTCTACGACAATGAGATTAGGACGAGTATCACCTTCGATAAACCCACGAACACGCTGACCAGTACCAACAGCCACAATACGAGAACCATTAGCGAGTACAATATCGTTGTTGGTCCATCTTTTCGCAGTCGTGGGTCCGTAGTTCCCAAACATTTGTGTAAAGTTCTTAGAATTTTCGAGATGGTATTTAATCCTTGATAAGAAGTTAATACTTTGACTTTGACTTTCAGAGATAATTACCATAAAAAGGTCCTCATCCGATGGCTTGAAGGCTATCTTGTGAAGGGGTAGAATCAAGGAGGTCACGGTACTCTTAGCAGTTCCACGAGGAGCCGCTATCAATACCCGCCTTAAGCTATCATCGGACAAGGACTTGTAAATTTCGTGATGGAAAGGGGGCACATCTTTATTCAAAGCTGTCGGAAACATTGTTTTACCAAATAGACCAATGTTATTCTTCAGCTTTTTCAGGGCATTTTGTTCAGCCCACTTAGCTTCGAATGAGTCTACTTGAACGGTTGACCCGATATCCACGATACTATACTCTTTCTTTCACCTGACAATATACGAGTTACTCTGTGGAGGATGAAAGAAGGAAAGATAACTGCATCTCCCTTATTTAAATCTATAGTGAAAGGCTCTCTACCATATAGTAATTGAAATTTACCACCGGCTTCAGCTTCTTGTAACATTATTGACATAGATATTTTCCTATGACTAATACTTTCTGACAAATTGTCTCCGTGATAATCATATTTACCATCAGGGAAACCATAATGAGTATATTGTGGAGAATCTCTCCAACCCATTATATCAAACCCCCAGTTGTCATCATTAGCTATATTAGCCCATTTCCACATCCTTTGATACACCCATTTCCAATCTGATTGGGAAAATTGGGGTAACCATCGTATATCACTAATTCTATAGTCATCCCCGCCTTCTTGGTATATAGTACTGGCTTTTTTATTAGGAAGTGATACAACATCCCTCTCTAATTTCTGACATTCTTCTGAACTGAACATATCTCTAACGATATACCAGTTTTCAAGCTTACTTTTC